CGAAAAAGTTTGAGGTTATAGGTCATCAAAAGCAGTTTGACCGCGCGGAAGTGCTGAAACTTTTGAAGGATGGCTGTAAAAAAGCAATTTTGGATTATGACCTCAGGGGCGCAGACCTCAGCAACGCAAACCTCAGGGGCGCAGGTCTCAGAGGCGCAGACCTCAGAGGCGCAGACCTCAGGGGCGCAGACCTCAGGGGTGCAAACCTCAGAGGCGCAGACCTCAGAGGCGCAGACCTCGATTATTCTTGCTATCCGCTGTGGTGCGGTAGCCTGCATTTCAAAGCCGATAAGAGGCTTGCTTGCCAGCTTGCGTATCATCTGTGTTCGATGCAATGCGATGACGCAGATTATATCAAAATGCGCAACTCTATTCTCGGTTTCGCTAACCAGTTCCATCGCGTGGACGAGTGCGGTGAGCTGAAAGAGAGGGAGATATAACTATGGCTTTAAAATTTGCAATTCAGACCGCTTTTGAGATCCTTGTCGTCGTACTTATCATCTATGGCTTTGTTCGGGAGGACAGGCTCATAGCTTTTGAGGACAACCTCAAAGCAAAATTTTTAAACAGAAAGGAGACAAAACGCAATGGGAAACCAGACAACTAAAAGCACGTTCGATGTACAGATTCTCGCTGCCAGGCTAAAAGACCTGATGCGCTGCAGCATGCCGAAAGTCACGCAGAAAGACCTTGCCGCGGCCATCGGCACCGTGCCCAACATGGTATCGGCGTATATGCGCGGTAAGAGCTGCCCGTCGCTGCCGATGGCAGTTAACATAGCACAGTATTTTGATGTGTCAATTGATTATCTCGCCGGCTTGACCGACCAGCGGCGGCAAGCAGTCGTGCCAGCGCCGACACCGGCACCGAAGCGCGGACGAGACCCGTGGCGCAAAATGGCGGTCTGCAACAGCTGTGACTGGCGTCGCAGACTTTCGGCTCCGTGCGGTGACTGGGACGGAACGGCGTGTATGTACACTCACGAGACCGGGATTTTCCGCAGTTCGCCGCCGACGGAAGACGGCTGCGCATATTATAAAAGCCGCCAACGCTGAATGGGCAGCGAAGACGGCTGTGCGAAATAACACACTACTAAAATAGCACAACCCGAGGAGGTTTGTCAATATGCCTTACTATCACACTTGCCCTCTTTGCGGTGCCAATCTTGACCCCGGAGAGAGATGCGACTGCACAACATATAACCTTAAGGAGGATTTTGAAAATGTTAGAAATGAAAGTAACTATTGCCCCGACAACGGAACTCGTCGCAGTGCTTGAGAAGCTCGCGACCGCTATTGGCGGAGGCAGCAAACGCCCGGAAACGGTAATCGAGGCACCCAAGGCACCGACAGTGCAGGTAACGCCGCTTCTGGCCGACCCTGCGCCTGCTCAGACTGTCACGCCCTCGGTTAACCCCGTGGCATCAACGGTACCGACCTCTGCGCCGCAGTACACCGTGGAGATGCTCGCGAATGCTGGAACAACGCTCGTTGACGCCGGTAAGATGCCGGAGCTCCTGCAGCTGCTTGCTGACTTCGGCGTCAACGCCATCACGGACCTTAAGCCCGAGACATATGGCGCTGTGGCCGGCAAGTTGCGTGCTCTCGGCGCGCAGATATGAAGGGGGGGGAGCATAAGAGATGAAGAATCGTATAGAACTGACGGTACACACCGCCGCAAAAAATGAAAGACGCTGCGTTCAGATTAACGCGGAAGCAAACGCAGTGCTTATGGATCTATATAGGGCAACCGGGCTGCCTGTCGGGTATATAGTATCGCAGATGATTATCCAGGGCGCGAACTTCGTGGACATAGTAGAGGAAGGGAGTTGAGAAATATGCCACCTGAGACACATGCACTGCTGTCAGCTTCATCCGCTGCGCGTTGGCTGCACTGCACCGCTGCACCGAGGCTTGAAGCGCAGTTCCCCGAAACAAAATCACCTTATGCTGAAGAGGGTAGACTCGCGCATGCAATATGCGAGCTCAAAGTCATTAAGCATTTCACCATGCAGATTAAGCCGCGGGCTTTCACGGCGAAGCTCAACAAACTCAAGGCAGCTCCACTCTATAACGACGAGATGGACAAAACCTCTGATTTGTATATAGAGCATTTGTCCGAAAGAGCCATGCAGTACTGCACCCGTCCGAATGTGGCGGCAGAAGTGCGCGTTGACTTCGGCGACTATGTGCCGGATGGGTACGGCACCTGTGACTGTATCATGATAGGCGGAGACACACTGAGCATTGTGGACTATAAACACGGTCAGGGTGTTCCGGTCTCGGCAGAAAATAACCCGCAGATGAGGCTTTATGCGCTCGGTGCGCTGAGACGATACGCGCCGGTGTTCGGAGACACGATCAAGTTTGTCAGCATGACCATCGACCAGCCGAGAATCCAATCAGAGGTCAGCACCGAAACAATAACCGTGGAGGAACTGCGCGCATGGGGCGAAAGCATCAAGCCGATAGCGCAGGAGGCATTCTCCGGCGAGGGCAGGTTTTGCGCCGGCGAGTGGTGCCGTTTCTGCCGAGCCCGTGCGACGTGCCGAGCCAGAGCGGAGCAGAACCTCGCACTGGAAGAAATCAAGCAGCGCGAGCTACTTACCCTAACAGACGCGGAAATCGGAGATTGTCTCGTTCGTGGGGCAAATCTCGTGAAGTGGTATAAAGACCTCGAGGATTATGCTCTTTCGGCTCTTATCCGCGGGGGTTCTATCCCCGGATGGAAAGCCGTCGCCGGAAGAAGCGTAAGAACATTCAGCGACCAGGACGCCGCGCTCGCTGCGGCGATTGCTGCCGGTTATGATGAATCCCTTGTATATGACCGCAAGCCAAAGACTCTTACGGAGCTTGAGAAGCTCATGGGCAAGGCGGAATTCGCTGATAAGCTCGGCAGCTTTGTTGTCAAACCGCTCGGGAAGCCTACTCTCGCGCCGGAGTCGGATAAGCGCGAACCATACAGCTCGGCAGCGGCAGACTTTGCGGGTGTTGAAAATGGATAACACAAAGAACTTCTCTATTCACCATGGCAACGGAACTGTTGTTGTTTATCCGGCGTTTTTAGAGAATGCACCGAACCCTAAAATCAAAAGCCTATTTACACTGGCGCAGAAGTGGTTTCGCGCAAATGCCGGCGTGATAGCGCGCATGAGTGAATACTTATATCTGCGTCGCGAAGATTGCCGAAAAGATGTCGCCGCGGCCAAGAAAAACTATTCCGACTTATACCAAGCACCGGGATGGGAAAATGGTGCTGTGACAACAGACAAGAAGATTATCAGAAAACAGGAACTTTCGAATAAGCGGCTTGCAGAGCGAGTGAAAAAGTGCCTGGCTAAGCTCAAAAAGATTGAGTCCGTGTGCGAAATCTTCAATGAAAAGTTCCGTGATAACGGCTATCAAATCAATGACTAAATTTACAGGAGGATATATTCATGTATCAGAACATCAAAACAAAAGTACTTACAGGCGAGGTCAGACTCTCTTACTGCAACCTCATTACAGCACGCGCTGCCAAGCAGGGCGGAGACCCGAAATACAGTGTAACTTTGCTGATTCCTAAGACGGACACCGCGACCATCGCAGACATTCAGGCATCAATGCAGGCAGCGTATGATGACGGTGTAAGCAGCAAATGGGGTGGAGCGCATCCGGCACCCAAGACACTGCTCCACGACGGCGACGGGCTGCGTGAATCCGGGCTGCCCTATGGCGATGAGTGCAAAGGTCACTTTGTTATCACGGCATCAACCAAGAACAAGCCGCAGGTTGTCGGTATCGATAACATCAACTGCGAGCTTGCGCCGTCGGATATTTACAGCGGAATGTACGCTCGTGTAACCGTAAATTTCTTCCCGTATGACAGCGCAGGAAGCAAGGGCGTCGGATGCGGTCTCGGCAATGTGCTCAAGACTCGTGACGGAGAGCCCCTCGGGGGAGGAGCCTCCGCCGCCGCAGACTTTGAGGGTCTCGGTCAGAGCTTTGCCATAGCATATCCCGCAACCAATGCATTTGTACCTAAAATAAACCCGATAACCGGACAGCCTATGTAAGGAGATAGAAAAAGAAATGGATCATTTAAGTATCGACCTCGAGACATTCTCAAGTGTGCCGATAGCTAAAGCCGGTGCTCAAAAATATATAGCGAGCCCGGATTTCGAGATCCTGCTTTTCGCCTATTCTCTCAACGGCGCTCCGTCCGTGTGCTGTGACATAGCACAGGGCGAGCTTTTGCCCGACTGGGTATTGGATGCGCTGTGCGATCCTCAGTGTCTGAAGCACGCATACAACGCAGCGTTTGAATGGGGTTGCCTCTCCAAGTTTATGGGGAGGCAGTTGCCTCCGGAACAGTGGCGCTGCACTATGTTTCACGGACTTTATGCGGGATACCCCGCAGGACTTGATGCCACGGGGCGCGCCCTGGGTTTGCCGGAGGATAAGCGTAAACTCAGCACCGGCAAAGCATTGATACGGTATTTTTGCGTGCCCTGCACGCCGACGAAGAGCAACGGCGGCAGGCGCAGAAATCTGCCGAACCATGACCCGGCGCGATGGGAGCTGTTTAAAGAATATAACGCCCAGGATGTGACGACCGAAATGGAAATTGAACGGCGTCTTTCTCTGATTACCGTGCCGGACTGGCTGCAGAGGCAGTGGGAGACAGATCTTCTCATCAACGCCCGAGGCGTAGCTGTGGACATGGAAATGGTGAACGGGGCGCTCGAAATCGGAGCAACCGTGCGCGAACGGCTGACACAAGAGGCAGTTCGAATATCCGGTCTGAGTAATCCGAACAGCGTGCAGCAGCTCTCCGCTTGGCTTGAGCAGGAGACCGGGGAAGAGGTTACAGATCTGCGGAAAGATACCGTTGCAAAGATGATAGCGCAAGCACCGGATATTCCGGAGGTGCAGCGTATGCTTGAGATAAGGCAGGAGCTCGGTAAGACGAGCACGAAAAAGTATGATGCGATAGAGCAGGCTGTATGCCCTGACGGGCGCGTTCGGGGGCTGCTGCAATTCTACGGCGCCAACCGAACGGGCAGATGGGCAGGGCGCCTGGTACAGGTTCAGAACCTGCCGAGAACATACACGCAGCCGCTTGAACTCGCGAGAAATCTCGTAAAGCAGCGCAAACTTGACAATTTGAGACTGATTTACGGCAGTGTGCCGGATACGCTGTCACAGCTGATACGCACTGCATTTGTTGCGTCGGACGGTAATGTCCTCATCGATGCAGATTTCTCTGCAATAGAGGCGCGCGTAATATCGTGGCTGGCGGGGGAACAGTGGCGGCTCGAGGTTTTTAAGACCCACGGCAAAATTTACGAAGCGTCAGCTTCACAGATGTTCGGCGTACCGATTGAAAGAATAAAAAAGGGCAATCCGGAGTACGCCCTGCGGCAAAAGGGCAAGGTTGCGGAGCTCGCTCTTGGATATCAGGGCGGAGCGGGTGCGTTGATAAATATGGGCGCTCTCGATATGGGTATACCCGAAGATGATTTGCCCGATATAGTGCAGCGCTGGCGCGACACAAACAAGCGCATATGTGACCTTTGGTACAAGATGAATTCCGCCGCGGTGGAGGCAATAAGTACCGGATACAGCGTCGGCGTCGGAAGGCTGCTTGTGTCTTGTGAATATGATGCTGCGCACGAGGTCGAGTATCTGACTGTTCTGCTTCCGAGCGGGCGAAAGCTGTATTATAACTCGCCGCAGATTGGAGAAAACAAGTGGGGCGGACCGTCCATTTCATATATGGGCATGGATCAGACCACAAAGAAGTGGAAACGCATCGAGACCTACGGCGGGAAGCTTGTTGAGAATTGCGTTCAAGCTGTTGCGCGCGATTGCCTGGCGCAGGCTATTGAAAACCTTGAGAAAGAGGGCTTGCCGGTCGTATTTCACATCCACGACGAGGTTGTTATAGACTGCCGTGCGGACACTGCAACGCTTGACGATGTCGTAAATATAATGAGCCGACCGATACCGTGGGCACCAGGCTTACCGCTCAACGCTGACGGCTGGGTCGGGGGATTCTTCAAAAAAGATTAACGGTCGAGGAGAAAACGATATGCAACATGACCGAAAAATAACCATATCTTACGGTGCAAGCAGGCGCGCCACCGTGTGGAATCCGCAGACCCTGCTTGTATCGGAACTGTGGGAGAAGCTAAAAGTGCCGGCACGAGGCACAGAAAGCCTTGCAGAGTATATGAACCTCAAGAAGGCGCAGCAGGATGACCTGAAAGATGTCGGAGGCTTTGTCGGCGGTACGCTGCTCGGCAACCGCCGCAAAGCAAATAATGTTCAGGGCAGGGATGTTGTCACGCTTGACCTCGACAGCATACCCGCGGGGCATAAGGATGACGTGCTGCGTCGTGTGGATGCGCTCGCTGTACCCCTATTATAGCGTAGAGTAACGCTATGTTTACCAAAAAAATTAAAAAAAATTTTTTATTTTTTTTACACCCGAAAGGGTGTTTTTTTATTTCAAGTTATTAGGAGGTGAACCCATGACCGACAAGCAAAGGCGGTTTGCAGATGAATACATCATCGACTGCAACGCGACGCGAGCATACAAGGCGGCATATCCGCATATTAAGAACGACGCAACAGCGTCGGCATCTGGAAGCAGGATGCTTGGAAATGCTAATGTTAAAGCCTACATCGAAGCAAAACTCGATGAGCTGAGCTCGAAAAAGATAGCCGACGCGCAGGAGGTCATGGAGTACCTCACGGCGGTGATGCGCGGAGACAGCACGGCAAGCGTCGTGGTTGTGGAAGGTCAAGGCGACGGCTGCAGTGCGGCAAAGGTGCTGGATAAGCCGCCGGACGAAAAAGAGCGCCTGAAGGCTGCGGAGCTGCTCGGGAAGCGCTTCAGCCTGTTTAAGGATGGAATTGAGGCGAAGATAGAACCGTCAGACAAGCTTGACAGCATTCTGAGGCAGTTGAGCGGCAATGAGTGAGGTCCTGCTGAGTAAGAAGTTCCGCGACTTTCTCAGATGCTCGGCACCGGTCGAGTTCCTCGAGGGCACGACCTATGCCGGCAAGACTACAGTCGGCATCATGAAGTTTATGTTCCGTGTTGCGGCGAGCCCGAAAAAGATTCACATCGTCAGCGGTCTGGACACCGGAACAATAGAGAAAAACATCATCAACAAAGAGCTCGGGATTGTGGATGTGTTCGGCTCCCGGGTAGAATACAACAGCGGCGGCAAGGGTCAGTACAGCTTACCGCATATCGTCTTTCGCACCGGTGCAGAGAACAAAATAATCTACGTGCTCGGCTACGACAACAAAGCTCGCTGGAAAAAGGCGCTGGGCGGTCAGTACGGCTGCCTTTACATCGATGAGATAAACATCGCGGACATGGAATATGTGCGCGAGGCGGCTATGCGTTGCGATTATCTGCTTGCTACGCTCAACCCCGACGATCCGAACCTGCCGGTGTATTCGGAATATATCAACCGATCCCGACCGTTGCCCGAATATGCAGACGACGCGCCGACAGAACTGCTTGAGATGCTTTCCGAGCCGGCAAAGCCCGGTTGGGTGTGGTGGTACTTTTCGTTTGACCACAACGCCGCCCTGACACCCGAGAAGCGGCAGCAGATTATAAGCAACGTTCCCGCCGGCACGAAGATTTATAAAAACAAAATACTCGGATTGAGAGGACGAGCCACCGGGCTTGTCTTTTCTAATTTTGACCGCAAGCGGCATGTTATATCAAAAGCGGCGATACACAAGCGATTGGATGATGACGAAGATCCGTTTGAATTTATCGCGTTTTCGTCCGGGCTTGATACGGCGTATTCCTCGCAGTCCCCGGACACGATAGCGATGATGTTTCTCGGCATCACCGCCGACCGAAAGGTAATATGCCTGGATGAGCGGGTCTATAACAACCGGGATATCAACGAGCCGATAGCGCCGAGCGACACGGTGCGCAACTACATTGACTTTTTGGAGCGCAACCGCAAGGAGTGGGGGCTCGCACGGAATGTCTTTATCGATTCCGCGGACCAGGCGACCATGACAGAACTTTTGAAGTACCGTCGGAATAACGCCTGTCTTTATTCTTTCAACAACGCCTATAAGGCGACAAAGATAATTGACCGTATAAACCTGCAGCTCGGCTGGCTGCACACGGGGCATTACCTTGTGTGTGACCACTGCAAGAACCATATCGCAGAGCTTGAATTGTACAGCTGGCAGCAGGACAAAGACAATCAGCCGGAAGACCGAAACGACCACACAATAAATGCGTCACAATACGGGTGGCTGCCGTATGTCAATAAGATAGGCGCAGTAACAGGAGAGTGATTAATTTGAGCCTGGGCGACAGAGTCAGAACCGCCGTAAGGAACTTTTTGAATATCAGCACAGATAACGGAGTGTCTATAAATATTCATCAGCTTATGGACCATGACGCCGAAGTGTTTAAAGACCGTATCTGGTATCGCGGCAGGGCGAACGAAATCGAGGAGCTTTACGCGCATATCCAGGACAGCATAGGCAACGGACATTTTTGGGGCAGTAAGCCAACGCGCGGAATGAAGATCCGCAAAATCCACACCGGGCTGCCGTCGCTGATAGTTGACACGCTGACCGATGTTTGCGTCGGAGACCTGTATGCTATCACCGTTGATGACCCCGACATGGGACAGGTGTGGGAGGACATAGCTGAAGAAAACCTCATAACCGACATAATAAGCGACGCCGTCCGGGATACCTTGTATCTGGGTGACGGCGCTTTTAAATTGTCGTATGACCCCACGGTAAGCAAATTGCCGATTATTGAGTTCTATCCTGCCGACCGTGTGGATTTTGAGTATAACCGCGGCAGAATCAGCGCGGTTGTCTTCAAGACAAAGCGGACTATCAATCAGAAGCCGTATCTGCTCAAGGAGCGGTACGACTATGACAGCATTACTTATTCGCTTGTGGATGTCTTGAACGACAGGGAAGTGGACATGTCTGCATTCCCGGAGCTTGAAGGATGCAAGAACATCAAAAATAACGCTCATTTTCTGCCCGCAGTGCCTTTGATGTTCCGGCGGTCAACTATCTACCCCGGGCGCGGAAAATCAATCTATGACGGCAAGCTCGACGATTTTGACGCCTTTGACGAGGTGTTTTCTCAGTGGATGCTTGCCGTGCGCAAGGGTCAGATAAAGGAGTATATACCCGTCGACTTGCTGCCGCGCAATGTCCACACCGGAGAGGTCCTCGAAAGTAATGACTTTGATAATGATTATATCCAGCTGCAGGGTAGCATGGCAGAGGGCGCGCAGCAGAAAATCGAGACGACACAGGGCACCATCCAGTATGAGGCTTTGCTGTCCTCGTACTGCACCGCACTTGACCTCTGTCTGCAGGGCATTATTTCCCCGTCAACTCTCGGCATCGATGTCAAAAAGCTCGACAACGCCGAGGCGCAGCGTGAGAAAGAAAAAACCACACTTTATACCCGCAACAGGGTCACGGATGTCCTCAACAAGGCGATACGCGACCTCGTCCAGGCGGCTCTTGATTTTTACTGTACGCTCAACGGTCGTGAAAGCAAAGATGTTGAGGTGGTAGTCAATTTCGGCGGCTATGCGAACCCGTCATTTGAGGCACAGGTCGAGACAATAGGCAAGGCGGCAACCAGCGGCATAATGTCGACCAAGACCCAGGTCGACGAGCTATACGGCGACGACAAGGACGACGACTGGAAGGCGGAAGAGGTCAAGCGCATAAAAGAGGAGCGCGGCATCCTCGAAATGAACGAACCCGCGCTAAACGATTTTGAGTGAGGTAACAACAGATGAGCGGCGTTGATTTTGACAGAGAGATAGCGCAGATCTATCGCGATATGGAGCTTTATCTCATCGAGTCGATGCAGCGTAACCTCGCCCGTCATCTTGCCGAGGAGGCAGACGCCAGGCTCAGATACCCTCAGTGGCAGGCGGAAAAGCTCAAAGAGCTGAAACGATATCAGCGAGAGAACCGAAAAATCGTCCGCAGCCAGACCGAGGGGCTGTCCGAGAAAGTGGCAAAGCACATGAAGTCTGAGCTGCGGCAAGGCTCGAAGCACGAGCTGAAGCGCTACAGAGAGGCGCTTGGTAAGGGTTATAAACCCGCAAAGGTCATGCGTAGAAGCTTTTTCAAAGTCAACGACCGCAAGGTGAGCGGAATGATAAACGCTCTGCAGAACGATCTCGGTGCGGCAAATACTGCCGTGCTGCGTATGATGAACGATACATATCGACAGACCATCTTCCGCGCCGGAATGTACGCTTCCAACGGTGTAATGACCGAAACGCAGGCATATGACATGGCTGTGAAAGATTTTTTGAATCGCGGAATCAACTGCATCGAATACCGCGATGGCCGCAGGGTCAATATAGCGGATTACACATCAATGGCCGTCCGCACGGCGAATCAGCGGGCGTATATGGTGGGCGAGGGTGAATTCCGCAAAAGCATAGGCGAGACGCTCGTAATTATTTCGCACCACGCCACCGCCTGCAAACTCTGCAGACCGTTTGAGCGCAAGGTGCTCATCGATGATGTGTATTCCGGCGGCAAGCCGGGTTACGGCGACTATATGCTGCTGTCCGAGGCTATGAAGCTCGGCTTGTTCCACCCTCGGTGCCGGCACGGACTCGGAACCTATTATCCGGAACTCGAAGAAATCAACCACTACAACAACGAGGAAAACGATGTTTCCGATTACGGACGGTACAACCGTGCGCACATAGAAAATATGGTGCAGCGGTATAAGCGTCTGACAGTCGGCAGCGTCGACCCTGAGAATGTGGCGAGATATCAGGCGAAGCTCAAAGAGTGGAGCGCAAAACTTGACAATAGCACAGAGAATGGTATAATAAAATTGCATAGAGGTGCAAATCGAAAAAATGAGAACATTGGAGTTTTTTCGAACTTTGGAATTCCGATGCAAAAGCGGGCTGTTTTGAAACTTTGCGCCAAATATGGCGTGTCCACCGAGGGACTTACAATAAAGATTCAAAGAGATGAGAATCTGCTTGGTCTCCCGTTTTGTGGGTCTGCGGATTACGACAATATCGGTAGAATTGATTTGTTTCCCAAGGCTTTCACGGATGAGGAGCAGCTAATAAAAACAGTTCTTCACGAGAAGTGCCATGTGCTTCAGCTGCAAAGACATGGCAAGAAGTATGTCCAAGATAATTTGGATAAAATGGAAAAGGCAGCAAGTAAGTTCGAAACGATATACTATAATGCTTTGAAAAGGGGGAAGAAAAAATGACCGCGATAGAAAAATGGTTTGAATGCTTAAAGCACCTTGGACAAACAGGGATTCCCGGAAAGTGTCCTTTTTGCTCGAGCAAAGATACCGATTTCTCGATTACAGAAAACGGTGATAGCGGTTATGGCGATCTTTGGTGTAATAACTGTAAGCACGCTTTGCATATCTCCCGATTAGGACTTGCCGACCTAAGATTTAAGCATAAAGAAGTGCCGAAAAACCTAATATACTGAGTAAATCACAATAATTACAGCGTCTTGCGTTTGACTGCAAGGCGCTGTTTTTATATCCAAAAATCGTTTGCCTGTATCGTAAAACAGGGTAACAGTTGACCTTAACTGAGAAAAGGAGTGTAAAAAATGGCAGAAGAAAACAAGAATGTTGAAACCCCGGAGGGACAGGGCAATGAGGAGCAGAATGCGCAGACTCAGCCCGAAAAAAAGTACACCGATGAGGAAGTAAACAACATCAGCGTCAAAAACAGCAAGAAGGCGGTCGCCAAGCTCATGAAGGAGCTCGGTATAACCGAGAAGACCGACAGGGCGAAGGTCAAAGAGCTTATCGAGAAGGCGCAGCTTGATAAGCAGGAAGAGCCGGAGACGGACGGCGCGGAGCAGAACTCCCGAGCAGCCGCCGAACTCGCAGAGGCTCGTGCAATGGCCGAAGGCGCAGTCCTGGAAGCTGTGATGCTTGCGGCACATGTCAAAGCAGACAAGGTGTCTAAGGCGGTCAAACTCATCGACCGCGCGGACTGCCTCGACGATGACGGCAAATTCAGCCGCGAAAAAGCTTCCGCCGCAGTCACCGAACTGCTCAAAACGTGGACAGAGCTGACCGATAAGGCTGAGGACGGGGGACCCGGATTCAGCATAGGCGGGGACGGTCAGGAAGACAAGAGCAAGAGAGAGCCCGCCAAGAAGACGGCTCAGAAGAGTTGGAACAGATTTAACTATTAAAGGAGTGTTGAAAAATGCCTAACACGGCAAACTATGCAGAAAAGTGGGAGCCTGAGCTTCTCGAGATCCTCACCCAGGATTCGCTCGTTTCTCCCTTTATCACGACCTCGGTGAGATGGCTTTCGGCTAAGACCTTCCATTTCACTCAGATGTCAACCAGTGGCTATAAGAGCCACAACAGGAACGGTGGCTGGAACAGGGGTTCCTTCGTCCAGACCGATGTTCCTTTTACCCTCAAACACGACAGAGATGTGGAGTTCCTTGTCGACAAGCTTGATGTTGATGAGACCAATGCGACCGCATCGATGGAGAACATCTCCAAGGTATTCGTCCGCACCCAGGAGGTGCCCGAGGCGAACGCCCTCTTCTTCTCCCGCGTCGCGACAAAGGCAAAGACGCTCGACGGCTATCATACCGAAACAAAGCTCAGTGATTATACCGCTGCCAATGTCTTTACCAAAATCAAAAAGGCACTCGGCTCCGGCAAGCTTCGCAGATACAAGGCGATGGGTGCGCTTATCGTCTATGTCAGATCGGAGATAATGGATCTTCTCGAGCAGAGCACTGAGCTCGTCAAGAAAATCGAAATGACTCAGATCGCAGAGGGCGGCATCGGTATAGAGACCCGCGTTACGAAGATTGACGGTGTCCCCGTATTCGAGGTCATTGACGATGAGGTGTTCTACGACACCTTCAACTTTGACGGCGAGGATGGAGGTTTCGCGCCTGCAGAGACGACCTATAAGACGTCAGCCGATACCAGCGTTGTTGCCGGCAAGACCTATTACACCAAGAGCGGTGATAAGTATACCGCCGTCAAGAGCCCGACCGGCAATCCGTCCACTTCGAGCTACTATGAGATCGATGCTGCGGGCTCGAAGAAGATCAATATCCTGATTGCTTCGCCTCTCACCACGAAGTTCGTGCCGAAGGTCAACAGCATCTACTTCTTCGCGCCCGGCGCGCATACTCAGGGCGACGGCTGGCTCTATCAGAACCGCGCTTTCTCTGACGTGTTCGTTTTCCCGAACGGCAAGGATAACAAGGTCGACAGCGTGTTTGTCGACATCGATATCGCCTGACGGAGTTGATGCATAATGTATGCTGACGTCAATTTCTACTTAGAATCTTTTCACGGTACGCAGGAGGCTTCGTGTGAAATCGAAGCCTCTTTGTCTTTAGCCGAGATAAAGATTGACGAAGCGACTTTCAACCGCATCAAAGGGCGCGGCTTTGAAAATCTTACCGAGTTTCAGCAGGAAAAAATCAGGCTCGCCGCATGTTACCAGGCGGATTATATCCATGAAAACGGATATGACGGCTCGAGTATACAGAGTTATAGCGTGCTTGATATAAGCGTTACGGTCAAGGATTCCGGCAAGGTCTACGAGAGACTCGGAATGAGCCCTGTGGCGTATGCCCTGCTGCAGCAGACCGGACTTACAGGGAGGATATCATGATGGCAAACAGCATTAAGAAACTGCCGTTCCCGGATTTCCTTTGCGTTACTCCTTGCGAAATACGGCTTGACGAGCCCGATATCAGTGAGGACGGAGAGCCGAAGACTCACGCCCCGATAAAAGCCTCCTGCATCTATTCCGAGCGCAGAAAACGGCTGTACGACAAAGACGGTAAATATACCGAGCTTGTCGGCAAGGTTATCGTAAAGGGCGATATTGCGCCGAAGATGCGCGAAATATCGAGCGGTACGATTACCATTCACGAACGCGAAATGGCAATCTATTCGGGTATCCGAGCGAAGAATCCCGACGGTACGGTGAACCACACGGAGTTTGAGCTGAAATGAAGGTCACGGTCAAGCTCAACACCGCAAACATAAAAAACATCGAAAAAGCGGTTGCCCGAAATCTGGCAAAAACGGCGGACGCGCTTAAAACGGATCTGCAGCAGTCGGAGACGATGCCGTTCAAGACCGGACAGCTGCAGAACCGCTCTACCTTTGTCGACGACAAAGAGGCGGAGACCGGCAAGGTCTATATCGTGTCTGATACACCGTATGCCCGCAGGCTCTATTTTCACCCCGAATACAATTTCAGCAGGGCTGAAAACAGAGAGGCGGGAGGAGCGTGGTTTGAGCCGTACATTTCAGGCCGGAAGAAGGATTACGCAAAGCGGGTCTTTGCGAGATTTATGCAAAGGAGCTGTGGCGGATGACGCTGAAAGCATTGAAAGACTTTTTCAAAACCGCATACAGTTGGACGGACAACATCTCTATCGGTAAGATAGACGGCGATGTTGATAGGGCAGTTTGCTTTTATCGTTCCCGCTTAGGTGCGGCAAAGACGCAGACGGTGGGCGGCAAGGTCAACCGGAGCTACGGCGTGCTGCCCGTTACGGTCCTGCTGCGCTGGACGCGCAATGCGGACTCCGCCGAAGGCAAGGCGCAGAGCATATACGACTTTTTCGATGAAAAGGATTTTGAAATCGACGGACGAAGAGCGTTTATAATATCTCGCTATGACGGTCCCATCGACTTGGGAACCGACGGCAACGGCGTGTATGAATACTCTTTCGAGTTCGATGTTTATTATGACAAGTAAAAAGGAGTGAGAACATGCCTAATTTTTCAGGAGTTTTTCCCGTGTATGATCTCGACATAGAGATCTGCACAACCGGCACGACCTTCGCGCCGATAGCCGACATGGAAAACGCGAAGCTTTCGATTGAGACTGGCGTAGAGACCTGGCACTCGATTACCGAGGACGGCTGGCAGAGAGCCCTGGCGACCGCGAAGTCGTACACCCTGTCCATGAACGGTAAGCGCAGCGTAGGAGATCCCGGCAACGACTATATCGCAGGACTGGCGCTCAAAAACGGACGCGACTGCGATTCGAAAATCAAGGTGACATTTCCCGACGGTGCGGTGTTTACCGGCGATGTCGTCGTGTCGGTCAGCGATTATGCCGGCGACGATGCGACCGCCGTCAATCCGCTGGCGTTTGACCTTATCAGCAACGGCAAGCCGACCTACACACCGGCTACGGGCTCATAATTTTCGGGACTGCTGCACAATGCGGCAGTCCGATTTTTATCCAAAATCTCAAAGGAGCGAATCAATATGAAAATAATCGATACAGGCGACGCCATTCTTTCGGGCGACAATCATCCGCAGCTTAAAATCGGCGACAAGCTTTACCTTGTCGATGACAGAAAGTCCACCTGGGACAAGATTCAGCAGGTGCAGGAAAAGGGCGGCGACAATGTCGATGCCGAGATCCTCGCCCTTGCGCTCGGCAAAGAAGCGGTTGCCGAGCTGGTAAACAACAGCGATATATCTGTGTCAGGTTATACGAATCTGTCATTTTACGTCATGGCAGCCATAACCGGTGAGGACTATGAAGACCTCAAGAAGGCAGCTAAAGAAAGAAAAAACTAACCGAAGAAGCCTATTACGACGAGCAGTTTGACGAGTCGCTCATTGTGGCATCATTCGCTAAGCAGTATGGTATTAGGCTTCTGACAGAGGATATATCGGTCAGAGAGTATAGAAAGCTGCTGACAGGCATCATGCACGACACGCCGCTCGGCTATGTTATCTCGGTCAGATCGGAAAAGGACCCGAAAAAGGTTCGCGAGATGACGAATGCCGAAAAAGACATTCGCCGGAAGTGGCAGCAGTTCCGTGCTGCTAAGGCGGGTCCTGTGCAGTATACGATGACCGTGGAGCAGTTCCAACAGCTCTTTAAGAATCTCGCAGGGGGGTGAGAATATGCCGCAGGGCACAAATGTTGGCTCTGTGTTTTTTAACATAAACACAAACCGTGGTGCGTTTTCTAAGGAAATAAAAAGCGCAGCCGGACAGGCGCAGAGCGTATTTTCATCCGCGATGGGCAAGGTCGGCAAGGCAATAGGCATTGCGTTTTCTGCGGCTGCCGTCGTCTCTTTCGGCAAAAAGTGCGTTGAGGTAGCGAGCGAGACGCAGTCCGCGTGGATGGGTCTGAGCTCCATTCTGAACGGGCAGAAGAAGTCGTTCAGCGAAGCAAACAAGTTTATACAGGAATATATTTCTGACGGCCTTGTGCCTCTTAACAACGCTGTAACGGCATACAAGAACCTTGCGGCGCGCGGGTACAATACCGAGCAGATAGAAAAGACGATGACCGCGCTGAAAGATGCCGCGGCGTTCGGCCGACAGGCTTCCTATTCCTACGGTGACGCAATATCAACGGCGACAGAAGGTCTGAAAAATGAAAACTCCATACTCGTGGACAACGCGGGTGTGACCAAAAATGTCGCGAAGATGTGGGATGACTATGCCAAATCCATCGGAACAACCTCAAACGCTCTCACACAGCAGCAGAAGATAGAAGCTGAGGTCAACGGTATTCTGCAAGAAACAAAGTGGCAGACAGGCGACGCGGCAAAATATGCCACTACTTTCGCCGGCAGGGTCGCGAAACTGTCTGCGACATTTACGTCATTAAAAACAGAAATCGGCAATGTTATCATACCGATACTGAACCTTTTTATCCCGGCAATTCAAACCGCGCTCGACGCGCTGCTGAAGTTTTTGGGTCTGCTGAAAACGGTAATGGCATCAATCGGGCTTGAGATGCCCGATGTTACATCCCTCGGCGGCGTAACTGCGGGGGCAACGGAGGCCGCAGAGGCTATTGACAACACCGGCACGGCTGCCGAAAAAGCCGCGAAAAAGGTCAAAAAAGCCTTCGCTTCTTACGATGAGATAAACGTGCTGAGCAAGTCAAGCTCGTCGGATACAAGCACTGGTGGCTCTTCAGGAGTGGCGGCAGCTGACCCTACAACCTCGGCAATAACAAGTGGAGTTTCTGCTGTCGATTCCAAACTTGATGAACTCAAAGAGAAGCTTTCGACTTTTTGGAGCGGTTTTGCGGCAGGTTTTGAAAAGGAACGCGAAGAACTGAAAAGACAAATTGAGCAGACGAAAGCGCTAATCAAAAGAGTTTGGCAAGATCTGCGCAAGCTCGAATCGCCGATAAAAAATTGGGCATCAAAGGATTTGAAGGACTTTTTTGAAACCTTTTGTCACGCTTCGGCTGACATCTTTTTAGGTCTATATGACAGTGTAAACGCCGTTTTTAGGGATCTATGGAATGTTGCTGTGTATCCGAGGCTTCAAAAATTTGTAACAAAAGGTTTGCCTGTGCTCACGCAGTTTTCCACCGAATGCGTAAAAACCTTACAGACGCTGTTTGACTCCGTGAAAGAAATATTTGATAAGACCTGGCGAGAGGGAGCAGTGCCGGCGCTACAGTTTTTTACACAGGTTTATCAGGATACATGGGACATTGTATATGACAACTGGCAGACATACGGAGCCCCGATTTTTGATAATGTCAGAGCAGCCATTGAAAATACAAAGAATTTGTTCCTGAATGCTTGGAATAATTACATGAAGCCGTGCTGGGATATCATAATGGGAACAGTTACAAGACTGTGGACTGACCATGTGAAGCCGTTAGCTAATAACCTCACTGGCTTCGTTGGAGAATTGATACAGGATGCGCTTGAAATCCATAATAAGGTTATTGTACCTATTGTAAAATGGGTGCAGGATTATCTTTATCCCATATTTGTAAACAGCTTCCGCAATATGATGAATATAGTCGAGCCTATAATAGCGGGATTTATAGATTGTGCGAACGGTATAATTACAATACTGAAAGGTATTGTACAGTTCTTAACCGGCGTCTTCACAGGGAACTGGTCAAAGGCGTGGGACGGTATCAAAAACATTTTTAAAGGTACTATTGATACTATGGCGGCGGTTATAAAGACACCGCTCAACATGATAATAGCCATGTTTGAGAATCTTGTGAACCGTATAGGCAGCGGCATAAACAAGCTTATCAGGGGATTTAACTCGATAAAATGGAATGTGCCTGACTGGGTTCCCGGCATAGGCGGTAAGTCTTTAGGCTTTAACATAAGCCAGATTCCCACTATAAAGCTGCCTCGCCTCGCGCAGGGCGGTTGGGTGGCAGCCAACAATCCGCAGCTCGCCATCGTCGGTGACAACACCCGTGAGGGCGAAATAGTGTCGCCCGAGTCAAAGATTCGCGAGCAGGTTGAGCTTGCACTCGCCAAGGCGGGCGGCTTTGCCCAAAAGGTCAAGCTGCAGCTCGAACTGCTTATCCGCTATCCCGATGGACGCACGATAATCAAAACTATCAACGAAGCCCAGATAGCTGAGGGCAGGATTCTTCTGGAGGTGTAAGGCGTGGAAAAATATGAAGTGCTTATAAACGGCAGCATAACGCTCACCGCCGACGGAATGGGCTGGGAATATCCGCAGACTGACTCGGAAGGGTCGGGCGCGACTGATGAAAATTTGATGATCCGCGAGGTCTTGCCGGAGCGCGACAAGCTCATTCTGACATTCGAAAAGGATAAAACCGAGGCGGAGATCAGAAAAATTCTGCAGGTCAGGGCTATGACCGAATGTACTGTAAAATTTTACGATCTTCGCGCCGGTGCGTTCTTGACCAAGACGATGTACCCGGTTTCTGATGCAGTGACGGCGCACGCGTTGATTAACGGTGAGTATGTTATCGAGGCGTTTGAGCTGCGCTTCGTTCAGACCGTTCCGAACAGCTAAGGAGGACGAAATATGTATGCAGCGAGTACAAGCTATAAAAACTACATAGCATCCTCCAGAGTTCGTGTGCCGAAGTCAAAAATAGTGGTCGGCAATGCGACTTATACCGGACAGCAGTATTTGAAGACATACCCGAAGATATCGCATTCCAACAGCAAAATGATAGGCGGTTTCCCGGCGAAGAGCTGTGAGTTTGAGATATACAATCTCGACGGATCCATAGATCTGAACGGAAAAGAGGTATCTGTATATCGCGGACTCGAGATAGACGGTGCGGTGACATGGTTTCCGATGGGGCTTTTCACGGCCAAGGATGAGGACATTACAAACAACAAAACTACACGGTCGATATCTTTCAAAGGTACTGACCGTGCAGTGCTTTTTGACTGCGCATATGGCGGCAGTCTGACTTATCCGACAACATTGGGCGCTTTCGTGCGCGAGATATGCATGCGTCACGGCATTACGCTTGAGACAACGACTTTCCCGATGTCGACCTTTAAGCTGACAGAGGCGCCGAATATAGATGCATCTGTTACAGACAGAGAGTTAATCTCCCGCGCCGCTGAACTCGGCGGCTGCATAGCTCAGATAAGCCGTACCGGCGGACTGCGTATAAGCAAGCCGGTCAGTACGGGCATTCAGATAGGCAAGGCGCGGTATAAGGCGGTTTCGAAGGAGCCTAAGTTCGGTGTTATAAACTCGCTGGTCTTCGGACATGACGGATATGACGACGATATCACATACCCGTCAACCGCACCAAAGAATCTTTGCCAGTGGCGCATAGACGACAACCCTTTTATCGACAAAACACGCGAGAGCAGCATAAAAACCGTTGCAGCGCAGATCTTCGGCATGTCAATCGTGCCGTTTCAGATAACCGACTGCATTGACGATTATATCCTCGACCTGAATGACAGCATAAGCGTCCAGGATAAGGATGGGACATATTTCACGGCTACGGTGCTGCAGATAGAAACTACTGCGCGCATCAAGTCAAAAGTGTCCGCAGAGGCTCAGACTGTTAAGAAAACCGATTACAAGATGGCAGGCAGCGTTATGCAGACACTCAAAAAGGTGCAGCTGCAGGTTGACCACCAGAACCTGAGCATCCAAACGCTTGTCCAGGACATGAACGGGCTGTCCGGCGAAGTAAGCACGCTGAAGCAGACTGCGAGCAGCATCCAGTCAAAGGTGACAAAAATCGAAGGTGACTATGTCACTTCGTCGACTATCGAACAGCTGAGCAACGAGATAAATATCCGTTTTGATAATCTCGGCTCACCGTCCGAACTGAGCAACGCAACAACGACCATAAATGCGCAGGGCATAAAGGTAAAAGATGGCTCATTTACGGCAGAAAGTGAGGGGTACAAAGCGGATTTATCTTCGGGCGTGCTCAAACTTTATCAAAGCACCGGAACTGCGAGTGAGGGCAGCCAGCAGTTTTTTGGCATGGCAAACACGCTTGTCTGGCAGAGTTCAACCGTAGCAAACTGGTATGCGACATTCGCTACGGTCGATTATACGCTTAGCGGCAGTAGCAATGCCGGGTTTCGTTTCGGTAAGTCCGTGAACAATGGCACGGACTATGTAACCTCCGCAAAGCCGTGGGCAGATATGGAGACTGCTTGGCAATACGATTGGATGCGAATAGAGGCGGATGCAACCAAAATAAGAAAAACTCTGATAACCAATCCTCTTGGATACAACCAGTTTGCGGGGTTGAAACATTATAGACCTATCGGCGGATTGGATCTGTATTCGGCGGCGTTTGGCGTTGGCGGACCATCGAATTTACCGTCCGGTGCAATAGAGGTCTGTGATAAGAACAATGCTATTGTCGCCAGAAGTGACATCTATCAAAACGCTGACGGTGAAATTACACTGAAGCTCACCGGTTCGAAATATACAGGTTATATTATCGTTGGTAATGACGGTGTTTATGTCAGATATGGCGCGGGTAAGTCGATTAAAATAGCACCACAATAACAATCACGAGGTGATGATATGACAGATTCAAAAGCAGTAGAAAAAATCAAATCTCGCATAGCCGAGATTGAAGCCGAACAGAAAACCTATGAGAATTGCCGTATGGTGTGCATCGGCATTAAAGACGAACTCAACAAACTGCTGTCCTCGCTCGAAGAGGACGACAAAGACCGGGAAGCAGGTGAAACTATTGTTGAAGAAGATGAGACAGTGTCGGCTTAATTTTGCCGAGAACAGATACGACTGTGAAGCCGGAATAATAGGAGAGCATTACGCCACGGAGCTTATTGTTACTCCGCCGGTTATCATGCCGTCAGAGGCAGTGTATCGCCTTTGTTTTGAGCCCGGCGGTCTGTCGGAGATAATCCTGCAGACCACGGACGGGACATTTTCATATCCTTTGCCGTCGGCGGTCACGGCAACATCCTGCTGCGTAACGCTTATCGGATATGTCGGCAGTGAACAGATTTATAAGTCAAGAATGGTGAGGCTGCACTTCTCTCAAGCAGCGGACGGTGACAGTTCCATCATAGATCCGCGACAGCCCGGCATTGTGGATGAAGTCAACCAGAACACTGCCGCGCGTCATAGCCATGATAACAAAGCAGTGCTTGATAAGTTTGCGGAGTCAGACGGCAAGCCGACTTATGACGGAACAGCAATAGGTAGCGGAGGTTCAACTGAAACCGAACTTTTTGTGGTTAATGTGCAAGCTCAATCAGAAGAAGGAGAATATACAATTACCTCCCATGATAAAACCTATACACAAATAGATGAGGCTTACAAGGCGGGCAAACAAATTTTGGCGGTTTGTACAATTACAAGCGAGGATACGGTGTATTTAATTCCTCTTATATTTGCTACAGAAACCGATTATACATTTTCAGTATTTGCTGGGGCGAACTTTTACATATACGTTGACAGTACAGACACGTGGGATATTTCGATAGACTACCTTGAGGCAAGTACCATTAAAGCCAAATTATCTGACGATGCTTCTGCAAAGTCATCGAGTTTACAGTATATTCTTAACTATATGGTCTATCCTGCGGTTGAGAAAGCCCACGAGCATAGTAATGAAACTGTACTTGATCACCTTTCTGATTCCAATGGAAAGCTCTTATATAATGGAACAGAAGCAGGACTAAAAGGCGAGAAAGGTGATAAGGGCGAACCCGGTACGCCGGGTGCACCTGGCGCTCCGGGCTCCGATGCGACAGTGACAAAAGCCAATGTTGTTGCCGCTCTCGGCTATACGCCGCAAGCCGTGTCGGCACAGGTAACAGCGGGAACAGAAATCACCCTTGCCGACAACACGGAATATCGCCTTACCGATGTCACGACCTTAACGCTGACCTATCCGACAGGCAACTTTGAGTGCTGGCTCAAGCTATCATTTGCGGCGAGCGGGTCAGTCACTGTCACTTTGCCGACTGGCACTAAGTACATCGGCAACGCGCCGAGCTTCGCAAACGGCGAGACATGGGAAATGTCAATCAAAGACGGTGTTGTTATCGCCCAGAAGGTCGGTGACGGCACTTGATAGGACGAAGAAAATTCTTTTCGCGTGCCGCGCGGCATATCGAAGGTCTGCCGGACGGTTACACGACATTGGAATATATCCAATCGTCGGGCACTCAGTACATCGACACCGGGCGCAAGCTGACACAGGATTCCGATATTACAATAGACTTTATGATAGTCGGTGAAATTATCAGGAACGCAGGCATATTCGGTTCGCGCACAAGTGCATCTGAAAACAATCTTTCATTGTATCAAAGTGTAAGTCCAAACGTTTTCGCGGGCGATTTTTCCGAATATCGAAAGCACCGTTTTACGACGGCTTCAACATTAGAACGAAGAAAAATTCAAATGAACAAAAACGGCGTGTGGGTCAATGATATTTTAAAAAAATCTTGGAGCGATATCGCCGACTTCGAGACGCCGACAAACGGACTGATATTTGACGTCGGCAACAACAACTGGACGGGCAATAAGGCTGTTATGCGGTTATATAGCTACACCGACGGCGATGCGCAGCAGCTTGTTCCGTGTCTTGATTCTGCGGGAACTCCATGTATGTACGATTTAGTCGGCAAAACGACGTTCTATAATCAGGGCACGGGCGCTTTTACTTGGGGGTGATTAAATGTTTGGAAAACTGGTCGGCGGCGAGCTTCGCGGCGCGCCGAGACCGATAAGAACAGAAAATGGCGATGTTTTTACCAACGACCCCGCATTGCTTTTGCAGTACGGATACAAGCCGATAATCACGGCGGATTATCCGTCCGACGGTGGGTATTACACCGAGTCGTGGACGGAGACGGAAGCCGCGATAAAGCAAATCTGGACAGCCGTCGAGCCGCCCGAGGACATATCGGCTGACGAGGCGCTGGATATCATCACAGGGGGTGCGGAAATATGACGAGGACGCAGGCAAAACGCTTTCGCGAGATGATAACAAAAGCCGCCGCGAAGCTGACGAACGCTGAAGCACTGACGAGCATCAGCTTGTTTGAACCGTGGAGCGGCGAAAAAGATTATTCTGTCGGCGACAGGGTGCGCGACGGTGGAAATCTATATCGCTGCTACAACGCGATATCCGCCAATCCCACATGGCGTCCGAGCACGACTCCCGCACACTGGGAGCGCGTGACTGTCGGCGAGGACGGCACTGTGAGCAACCCGATTACAGCTGCCGCCGGTATGCGGTATTTCAAGGACAAGTACTATCTCGACGGCGGCAAAATTTACAGATGCACAAGAGATGACAGCGGCGGCGAGGGCACGGTCATGCACTATCTGCCGTCGCAGCTTGTGGGCATTTACTTCGAGGAGGTGACGGGATGAGCGTGTGGGAAGTTTTTTTAGCCGCAATAGGTGCATGCGGGACGGTGTGCGCCATTATCTTTGGGTATCAAGCCTATAAGCGAAACGGCAAGAGCGACAACCGCGACGAGGGCAAGAAAGACGGTGTTGTTTTGACGGAACTGGGATACATAAAAAGCGGTGTCGATGACATCAAACGAAAGCAAGAAAAGCAGGATGACAGCATAAGGGAAGTCGTTGAAAGACTGAGTTCTGTTGAATCGTCCGCGAAACAAGCACACCATCGGATAGACGGCTTGGAGAGCCGTATGAGCGAAAAATAAGGAGGTCACATTTATGTTTGCAGAATTTTGGTCGGAGTACGGTATGACATTGATCTACACCGTTTTAACGGCGGTGCTCGGCTTCATCGGAATCGCGATAAAGCAGATTCTTTCGAAGCTTTCCGCCGACAAGACTAAAGAGTCGGTCGTGAAAACTTGTGTCAACGCAGCGGAGCAGCTGTATAAAGATTTACACGGCGAAGAAAAGCTTGCGAAGGTCAAGGAAAACATCGTTGAAATGCTCAATGAGAAAGGCATATCAATATCTGATATCGAGATGGACATGCTTATCGAAGCGGCGGTTGCGGAAATCAACAAGCAGCTTAAGAAAAAGGAGGGTGCTGAAAATGGCAAAGACTAATACAGGGCTCGTGGCATACGCAAAAGCGAACATCGGCAATCCGTATTGGTACGGCACCTTTGGGCAGGTCGGCACACAGACGTTGCTTGACTCGAAGCGCAAGCAGTATCCGTCTTTTTATACAAGCGCCAGATATGCGGCGTGCAAGAAAGATATCGGCAAGCGCGTGCATGACTGTGTCGGTTTGATAAAAGGCTACCTGTGGAGCGACAGCGCTACAGCCGCGCCGAAATATAACGCCGCGCAGGATGTGTCGGCAAACGGCATGCTCTCAAAATGTACCGAACACGGCAACATAAATAAGATGCCAGAGATCCCCGGCGTCCTCGTTTTCATGGATGGTCATGTGGGTGTGTATGAGGGCAATGGCTATGTTATCGAGTGTACCGTCTCATGCGGCGGTGGCGTCGTCAGAACCGCGCTTAAAAGCCGTCCCTGGGTGCATTGGGGCAAATGTCCTTGGATAAGTTACAACAGCACTACAGCGGCACAGAAGCCGTCAGAATCGACCTCGAAACCGGGCGGCGGCATAAAGGTCGGAGATAAGGTAAAGATAACCGGCACGAACTATGCCACGGGACAGCGCGTACCTACTTGGGTGAAGCTGCGCAAATACACCGTAAGCAAGGTGCAGGACGGTAAAGCTCTGCTCAAGGAGATCAGCAGCTGGGTGCATACCAAAGATATAACAGTAGTATCGACGGCAAAGAAAGGTGTTGCAGTCGGTAGCACAGTGACTATCAAGAAAGGTGCTGTTTACGGCGGCTGTACCTCAGCGCGCGGAAAAGCGGTCCCGTCCGCTCAGCTTGCACCGACAAAGCACAAGGTAAGCAAGATACAGACAAACAAAGGCGTCAAAGAAGCCCTGCTCGGCGATATATCGAGCTGGGTAGCGGTGGCGAGCCTTGAGGAGGTTACAAAATGAAAAAAGCAATGTTGTCACAGCCAATGCGCGGAAAAACCGAAGCGGAAATAAAGGCGACGAGAGAGCATGCCATAAGGGCACTTAAGGCTAAAGGCTATGAAGTCGTAAACACCTTGTTTACTGACGAGTGGTATAGTGATGCTCAAATGAAGCAGCGCGGAGTAGAAAATATACCGCTTTGCTTTTTGGCAAAATCTCTTGAAAATATGTCGCTTTGTCATGCAGCATTTTTTTGCGAAGGTTGGGAAAATGCGCGCGGCTGCAAGATAGAGCACGAAGCAGCCGTAGCTTATGGGCTCGACATAATATATGAGAATGAGGAGGCATGACATATGATAACAGCAATTCTTTTCAACCTCATGAACATGCTCGGGCTTTACGGCGCGGGTATCATCGTGGCGGTGCTCAAGCTTCTCGGCATGATTTAACTCGCGTGCGTTCGGCGTGCGTTCGGCGTGCATTTGGCGTGCGTTTTGCGCGTGTTCTGAAACCAACTTGCTTACAACTTGCGACTAAAAAACGACCGGGCAGGGGATTTTCCTCTGCCCGGTTTTCTGCTTTATAAAGTACGCAGCTCCCGGTCTGACCGAGAGCCACAAGAAGAAATAGGATACAGAGCCGGAGGCTCTTTAGTTGTATTATAACATTATATGCTTTGAAAATCAAGCAATGTTTGTGCCGGCAAAAATCGACCGTTACTACAGGGTTACTACGGATTCTATTTTAGGGTACATTGCAATAGAAATGAAAAAAGCCTTGAAACCGTTGATACACAACGATTTCAAGACTTCTTTTTGGTGATCCATCGGAGATTCGAACTCCGGACACCTTGATTAAAAGTCAAGTGCTCTACCGACTGAGCTAATGGATCATATTCTTTTCACTGTGCGGAAGCTGTATCCGCAAATCAGCTTGATTATCATATAATATTTGCTCGAAAAAGTCAAGCCTTTTTTGTATTTTCTTCCCATTGTTTTCACTCTTTATGATAAATTGTGCTTATTTAACCCGAATATTCATTCCCGCCCGGCAGATACTATTCAGAGAAAACTGCCGGAGGCGCATTCTATGAAGATACTTTTTTATGATACAAAGCCGTATGACCGCGAGACGTTCGAAAAGCTTGCAGGCAAATATTCCGACATTGAAATAGACTATCTCAAGACGGATATCTCTTATCGCACCGCGCCGCTCTCGAAAGGCTATGACGCCGTGTGCCTGTTCGTCGCGTCCGATGTCGGCAGGCGGGTCGTGGATATCCTTGCCGAGAACGGGGTCAGGCTCATTCTCATGCGCTGCGCCGGGTATAACAATGTCGATCTTTTGGCGGCGCAGGAGCACGGTATCTCCGTTATGCGCGTGCCGGGGTATTCGCCCGAGGCAATAGCCGAGCATGCCCTCGCGCTCGCGTTCGCCGCCAATCGCCGCATACACAAGGCTTATATAAAAGTGCGCGAGAACAATTTCAGCCTCATGGGACTGACCGGGGTCAACTTCTGCGGCAAGACGGCAGGAGTTGTCGGCACGGGAAAGATAGGCGCGTCGTTTGCGCGCGCCTGCCGCGGACTCGGGATGAATGTTATCGCCTATGATAAGTATCGGAACCCCTCGCTCGACTTCGTTCGATATGTCGAACTCGATGAACTTCTCGGCGAAAGCGATCTGATATCTCTCCATTGCCCGCTGACTGAGGAGACCTATCATATGATAAATATCGACGCAATAGAGCGGATGAAGGACGGCGTTATCCTCGTCAACACTTCACGCGGTGCGCTGATAAGCACGCCCGATCTTATAAAAGGTATAAGGCAGCATAAATTTATGGGCGTCGGGCTCGATGTGTATGAGGAGGAGACGCACAATGTCTTTGAAAACCGCGAGGACGATATTCTCGAAACCTCCGTCACGGCTCGCCTTCTGTCTTTTCCTAATGTTATAATCACCTCGCACCAGGGCTTTCTGACCCGCGAGGCGCTTGAGTCGATAAGCGAGACCACATTTGAAAACGCCGCCTCGTTTAGTAGGGGAGAGCCGATACAGGCGAATATAGTTAAATATAATTAATGTATGCTAATCATGCGCGGCGGTAAATTCCGCCGCTTTTTTCTGTCCGCTGTTGATTAAATCGCATTTATGTGATAGAATTTTCTCGTAACCGATTCAAAGGAGTGAGGGAGACTTCGGGTCTCGTAAATATGAAAAACAAAGTTCTGCCAAAAATAACAAATATATCGGCTATTGTTGACATAGTCGGCGCAGTTGCATTTTTTATAGTTCAAATAATCAACGCCGCAAAGCCGAACTTTGTCAGCGCGTCGGTGATGCTCGGATTCTTGATAGCGAGCGCCGTGGCGATAATATTGTTCTTCGTGCTCCGCGTCATAGGCATCGCGGTCGGTACGAAGTCTTTGAAAGTGCTGACGATAATTTCATATATTGTCGATGCGGCATGGGTCATCTCGATGATATTCGTGCTCAAGAATCTCAATATATTTTAA